GACGAAGTAGCCCTCCCCTCTTGGTTGTTAACAGCTTCGTCATTAACCCCGGCTCGATCCTTTCCTCGGGCCGGGGTTACTTATTTCATGTCAACAGTTGCAACGCAGCGTATCCTTGCTGCGGAACAACTCCGTTACCTAAACAGCGAAGCGCTGCGGTACGGCTTTCAGCAATCGAACAAACATGCCCGGATGGGAGCCCCATCATCCATTCGACTAGCCAATGATTCAACCGTCCATCTACCAGAGGGTCAGGTGCTGCTCTTCCAAGGACTTGTTCCCAGTGTCTGATGGCTGGGGCGTACTTTCCCCACGGCCCGCCATCTTGTACGCCACATCTTGCAACGTGACCCCCGGATGGTGTTGGCTGTCCACTGGGCGTCCACTTGTTTCGTTTCGTCCCTGCTCGACTGTCGGTGTTGGTAGCAACACAGAACCATCTGTTTCGCTGGTGGGGAGCACCAATGTCGGCAGCTCGAAGAGTTCCAAACCTCGTGTCATACCCGAGGCTGGCAAGCGTTCCAATGACGGAGCATCCTCCGAGAGAAGTGATCCCTGCGACATTCTCCAAGAACACGACTCCTGGTCGAAGAATGCCAATGGCATCCCCAATGTATTGGAAGATTGCTCGTTCATCTTTCTCACCTAACCTGCTTCCTGCTTGGCTGTAAGGCTGACATGGAAATCCTGCCGTGACGACATCCACTTCAGCTAAATCATGTGGGTTGACGGTCGTTACATCCCCGATAGGGGTTGCTTCAGGCCAGTGTGTCCCCATTATTTGTTGACATAAAGGCTGAATGTCTGACCACCACACTGTTTCGGCGTCAAAAAACGCTTCTGCTGCAAGGTCAAGACCCCCGTATCCTGAACAGAAACTACCTATCCGCATTAAACGTGACGCCCCCTATACACGGATCCTGCCCTTCATCGAATCGTTTCTGGTCTTCCTCACTCAAATATGAAGGGAAGTCGTGCATTAAGCATACGGGTTCCGAACAGTAACCGGCGGCGATGCCTTCGGTCAGCCACTCATCAAACGTCACGGCACAAGGTTAGGGGACGTAGCGTCAGACCGCACACGGCCACGACAATACGCACCACACGCCTTACATTGCAGTTGCACATACTGGGCAACCTTCGTAGACCGGAACCCTCGACGTATCAAATCAGGATGACCGCAAGTGGGACACGAATCAGGTTTGTTGTCAAACAAAGCACGATTCGGATGGTTCGTCATCCACGGACGCAACCGGTGATACACCATCGCCAACAAATCAACGTCCTGTTTCGCGTACTTCTTCATAGTGCGCCACGACTTCTCGTCCCCCATCATGCAACCCTTCCACAAACCGAATCCCCCCGTGGCTTCCTTGTTGCCTAACCCCAAATGTTCACCCAGGTCACCGAGCTTGTTGCTGTTGAACATGAAATATTTGCGTGCAATTTTCAGAGTGTCCACCTGATGCACAGGGGTAGGAGGTGTCATGTGGTGGGCGATGAATCGAGCGTTAGCTTTCCTCATATCGAACTTGTCGCCGTTGTGTGCGATCACAATGTCGGCTTCGTCAAACAACTCCCACAAAGTTTTGGTTACTTCACGGTCGTTCTCTGGTTCAGTGGCGTACAGCTCAAAGTCTGGGAGTGCAACTACTTTCGTAGTTTTCTGCCCCTCCCACTTGTAAGAGAAGCACATCATGTACCACTCTCGATGCTGTTCGATCACGTTCTGGTCGTATTGACCCCACACATAGGCTAGGTTTGGCGCGGTTTCAATGTCGTAAAACAGTACTTTTGCCATGAGGCCCCCTGTCAGGAAGGAACAGTTAACAACCTCACCACCAGAGTACCCTCAAACCAACTCCCATCGTCGGATAGTCGCTCTGGTTGCATTGAAAGCCGTTCTATCGTGACTTTTTCTGCCCGTGAACCCTCGTAGTAATCCACGGTTACCCCCGCTTCCATACGGTTACGCAAAGAAGTAAACACTGCGTTCGTGTCATACGTCGCTGGTGCTCCACTGTTACGGGAAGTCAACACTTGACGACGCAACACGATGGGAACAATAATTTCGTCCACTCTTTTAGGTGTAACAACGCAAGTTGTTTGCCAATCAGCGATAATCGGACCAATAGTCGTGTCGTCCGTGTCTCTGGTCATCGTGATAACAAACTTGTATGACACAGAAGATTGGCTTGTAAACGTGAAGTCGCTTGGCACACCTTGAGACAAAGTAAGTGTGTCGGTAACGTTGTTGTCGTTCGTGGCGCTGAACTGGATGCCACCTAAGAAAGCTGCAACAGGGTCACCACGGTAACTGTATGTGTTGTGCCGGTAGTCAATGCCACCGCTTTGCCGGTAGTCAACCTCACCAAACGTATACTGTGCTCGATCCTGCCGTACTTCAACGGAACGCAACAGTTTCGGGGCAACAGTTGACCATGACACTTCACCAATGGTGAGTGTCCCAGTAGCAACTTTGATGCCAGTCCCCGACTCACCGTACACGCCGTCGCCTTGCGCTCCGAAATATGTTTTGCCTGCAATGCGCGCAATAGAAGTCACGTTGCCGCTACCACCAGTAGACACCAAATCTGATGCCCATGCAGGAACAAGAGTGTCAGTGAACTTTGTTAGATCAGCACGATAAATTTGCCCTGAGCCGCCACCCCACCACACGAAACGGTTATCCACTTCCAGTGAATGAGCTGCGCCGCCGTTGTCAATGACAGGACCAATAGTCACAGCGCTTGAAGAAGTGTCAACTAAACAAGTGCGTAACCCTTCACTGGTAGCAGCGAGAAGCACCCCGTTGTAAACGAGAATAGAGTTAATGGTTTCCCCTCGAGGCATTTCACCTGCGACTGTAGGGGTAACTAATGTCCCATCAGACGAATTGACACCTATGAAATATAGGGAACCAGTTCCGTTGGCGTTCGCCGCCGCATAAATACCGGCAGGCCCACCAGCAATATCAACCCATTCGGTGCCACCAAGTGTTGCCGTGTAATCCAGGGAAGAAGAAGCTTTAGCTCCGTTAGCGTTCAACTCAAAGATGTTGCCGCCGAGAGCCCCAATGAAACGACCGGAAACTATCGCTACGATGTCTGCGTTGACAGCACTACCACCCCAACCAGCGTCGTAACTGGTGTTGTTGACTTGCACTCGACGCAAAGCGTTCGCTGATCCGAAAGCCGTGTAAACGTATTGACCGTCAGACGCAAAGTCTTTAATGTCAAACCCCATTGCTGCTGTGGAAACACTCCAGCTCGCTGCTGTAACACTGCTCGTGTATTTCAGGCTGCTGCCGTCAGACAAGTATGCGAATGTAGACCCTGAAACAATGTCAACGATTGAAGCAAGTTTCAGGTCAGTGTCTGTGACGTTTACTTTCTCTTCGGTGATGGGGAGTAACGAGAGTTCGCCTTTCGTCCACGGATCAACACCGCTAGAAGACTCGAAGCGACGACGGTCACTGTCATCCAAATCAAAATGTTCTTGACCCGCACCTAAACTCCAATCCGTTTGGGAACGAACCCACGCACCCGTAGTGTCAAGCGTGTTTTCACCCGGTTCTTTACTGTTGTCTCGCTGTTCACGCAATGCAGCGACCGTTGTGCGCGAGTATTCTTGAGTGTCAACCAAATAGGCGACACCGTCTAACTCGACAGGCAACGATTCTGCGTTGAAACTCACGACGAGTACCCGCTCCATTGGTTGGCTGGGCGTGCCGCAGAGTTACGAGTCCATATTTGCGGGTATTGTGCTACAAGTCGAGCCGCTTCAGCTTCAACACGAGCACGCCTTCTACCCATCAAATCTCTGAACGAAGCAGAAATCGCTCCAGGCGGCACCTCGTCCGCCATGCGGGACGTTCCTTGAGCGTCAAGAAATTCCCTACGAATAGGTGTTGTGGTCATTAGAGCCATCGCTGCGCCGAGTGGAGGCAAATCGTATGCTGTCGCAGCAAGCCCCGTAGCTGAACGTGCAGTTGCAGCGTTCGTGATAGAAGTAAACGGAGCCTTATAAGACACCGTAACTTTCTGTCCCGGCCACGCACCAGTGTAAAGAATCAGCGCTAAACCGCTCGAGAAACTGCTTGTGTCCCTGTTTCTACGCAACCGCCAAGACGACACATCCGGCTCACTAGCAGCGCTACCAGCGTCCGCATACGTCACCGAATAGATAGAGTCGATCTCCGCAGAAGTCAAACCAGACAAGTCATAGCCGTCAACAGAAGCGTTGTAAGTAAAGCTCGTTGTTTTCATCTGGAACAAACCCTGATTCGGTGCCGACAAGTCAGCCAAATCATCGTTAAGGGAATCAATAATGCGATGTGTAGGAAACTTAGGGGAAACCCTCACCACGTCACCAGCCGTGTGCGTACCCGCAGTAGAACCACCGTAGCCACGAATCACAGAAACAGTTGTCGAGGTAACCGAAGTGACATACATCAGTTCAGAGTTCACCTCAATAACGACACCCTTCACAATAGAAGAAGCGATACCCTGCACCACCAACGTTGTGCCAGTAGTCGCAGGCGAAGGAGCTGTTGTCACCAAATCCAGATCCTCAACATAGCCCGATAAGAGCATGTCTCTGGTCTGGTCAATCCATACTTGTGCGGTCATCAGGTACTCCCAAGAACATCGTTAAGTGCCGCCTCTTTACGTTTCCGACCTTTCTTTGTGAGGACTTGACCGGCTTGAACTTCGTGGGACGCTCCCGCATGTTTCTCAAGCCGTGAAGACCCGTCAATAGAAGGGGGTTGTAGCCCCTCAGCACGCAAGCGTTTGTACGCTGCCATGTCTGCTTCTTTGTTTTTCTCATTGCGTTTCGTAACTCCCCAGTCAATGTTGCCTCTCGACGGGGTAGCTGAAGGAGCGAACTGGACATGCCCGAAATATTTGCGGACAACTCCGCCGCATCCCTCACAGTCAGCACCGTATGTTTCGTCAAAACCATGACGAACATCAATAATCAGTCCACAATCCAAACAACGGTATGCGTAAACAGGCATCAAGTACCACTAGTCCCTACATCAATCGGAAAACCACTTGCTTCAAGTAATGATATCTCAGTGGCTGTAAGGTCTGTTGGTGGCAAATGAGCCCCATACAGGGTACGGGTAACCGTTGACGCATCCGCAGGCGCAAAGTTTTGCACTGAACTGTTGTTGATAATGAACAAGTTGTCGGCTTTAGGTCGAGCAGCGTAATGCCGCATCAAAGCGTAAGCCGCTGGAGTTGGCTGATTCTTCAACCCGACCGCAGGGGTTTTGTTTGTTGACCCCGGATAGAACGTGTACATCTGGTCTGTACCCACAGCGGAAGTCACAGCAATGTCGCCGGGTGTGACGTGAGCTGAAACGCTGACCGCTGGAACAGTCGCTGTTGCTGCAATCGTGGCGGGAAGTAGGTCTACTACTGCTGTGCCGCTGATCGCTGTGGTAGCCGCAATCGTTGAAACGCTAATTACCTGATCGGCTCGCAGAGTTGGAGTAGGCAACGCCGCTACAGCGCTAAGGTCTACTTCTTCAATATCTATATAGTTGGCTGTTACACCGGGACCAGGTAACGCTGCTACACCAGCAATCGTTGAAGCAGAAATATCTGCCTCAACACCACCAGTAGCTGACAAAGCGACAGTGGCAGTGACCGTTGTTACGGTCGCTACGATCTCAACAATACCTGTATCAGCTTGGCTGTATGTGTAGTTGTTGCGGTATGCCAGTCCCGATTCACGGTACTGGACACTTACTTCGTCTAAGACTGTTGCGGTGGCAGCAATCGTCGCAGGGGTAATCGTCGTAGGCGCACCATACGCCACCCCAGATTCGCTATATTGAACCCCCGTCTGACGATACTGCGTCACCGTACAGCCTCATTTCTAGTTGCTAAGAGAAGCCGATTCTGAATCCCCCACGCGAGTAGCTGCCACGGCCTTCGCCATGCAGATAAGCGCAGCGACACCGGCGACTTTCAGAGCATCAGCCCAATCGGGACCGGGAACAGCCATAGCTGCGGCCCATGCTTGTGCGAACGTAGATACTCCACGTTCGAGTGAGTCTTTAATAAAACGCTGGTTGAACAATGTCATTCCTTTGCAGTTGCATCGCTGACCATGTACGAGGCCCAACGATTCCGTCAGCAACAAGCCCTTTAGCTCGCTGCCATCTCATAAGTTTTGCTTTCGTGTTCCTCCCAAAAATACCATCTGGGGTCGCACCTATGCGTTCCTGAACAAATTTCACAGCAGCAGACCGTGAACCTTTCTTCAAAACACCTGGGAACGGCACCAAACCATCTTCGGGTTCTGCCGGTAACTTGATTTCTGGTTTCGCTATGTTCGCTTCATGGGCGACCATTGCACGAAACTCTGACATATCAAACGACGGATCTACTTTACGTGACGACCATTCTTTATGTCCTATCACGCGAGTGAAAGGACTAAACTCGTTCGTTAAACACAGGTAAGCGCACAACGTTACCGCTGCATCCATCTGTTCCTGCGGAATGTCTTCCCCCAAGCCGTCGTTAATGAACGACACACCGATAAGTGAGCCGTTCGCTGTGATCTTCCCCGCAGCCGCAGCGTTACCTTTCACGGGACGATCTGCTTTCATGCGTGCGAGCACGTCACCCATCCCTCGACCAGCGTGATTAGCTTTCACGTTTTCAGCAGTGAGCTGCATGATGGTGCCGTCACGTTTAATCAGGTAGTTGTATAGAGGTCCGGGGACTTTGTTGACACCTCGAATGCACATCGCTACCACGTTGTCGGGGTTAGCGTTGCGGTTTGAGGCGGTGTGATGGACGACTATGCCGACTGGTTTTAATGGCCGTCCTGTGTTTACTTTGCCGGGGGCATCAACAAGTTTCATTAGTTTTCGTCTGATGCTTCAAGCCAACTTAAACTGTCTTCGTCCCAGTACCAAGTGTTTCCCTCAGGTATTGGTGTCGGCGGTTGCCAGTCATGGTTATCATCTAATGACCAAGATGGGAAAGGTTGTGGAGCAATAAAGACATCAGAGTCTGGGTTATAAGTATCACCCTGTCCTGCATAATGCTTTCGGATGTTGTGGTTGTAAGAAGTTTGAACCCAAGTACCACCGAAAAGATTTTGACAAAAGGCAACGCCTATAGCTTCAACTTCGTTACCGTTTTCGTCAGCAGTGTCTTCATCAGCGATAACAACAACCCTAAGGACGATGTTATTGTCGTCTAGTTCTGCGAAGTGAGCCATATTTCCCCTATTCGGTTGTCGGGTAACTAATGATAACAACCCCAGAGCCGCCACTACCTACCCGAGCACCTCCGCCACCACAAAGATTGCTAGCGGCTGAAGAGCCATTTCCGCTACTACCAGCGCCACCCCCGCCAGTGCCACCCGGACCACCACCGTTTGCGTCGGGGAAGTTACCGCCGCCACCGCCGCCTCGGGCAACCGAAGCACCTGTAATGGTTGAACCACTACCTGAGCCGCCAGAACCACCTTGCCCCCAGTCGTAGTCGGAAAAGCCTGCACCACCAGCACCAGCTTTACCCCCACCACCGCCGCCACACCAGCCGCCACCGAAGCCGCCGCCTGCACCGCCGTTGTTACCTTGACCGGTAGTTCCTGAGCCTTGGCGACCTGTTGCGGTACCACCGCCACCAGATCCACCGTCTTGGCCTTCTTTGCCTGATGCGTAAGTGCCGCCTTCAGCGCCACCGCCGCCACCAGTTGCTGTTACGAGCGAGCCAAATGAACTATCGGTACCGTTAGTTCCTCGGTTGCTTGATCCACCAGCACCACCACCACCAACGGTAATCGTGTAAGCAGTCGCAGTAACCGAAGTGGTAGTTGATTCGAGGATGCCACCTGCACCTCCACCGCCTGATCCGTTTCCAGATCCTGCGCCACCACCGCCTGCACCGACTAAATATTTGACATAGCCAGCGTCAGCGCCTGCCCCAGCATCAGAAACCGTAAAGGTTCCTGAACTGTTGAAAGTGTGAACCTTCCAAGTCCGGCCTCCGCCGTCGGTGTAAGTAGTTTCTGTTCCACCAGATGCAGACATCGCTGCCCAAGACTCACCTTGCGCCCCAACCGCTGCCAACAATCCAAAAGCCATCAGCCAATATTTCCAAAAATAGTCCAAGTATTTGCTGCAATTTTCACACAAGCAATCGTGGTATAGCGATCAGCACAAGTCAAAGTTCCACCTTTAGAGTTGACTGTCGCACCAGTACCTGCTGCAAAAGTAAGAGTTCCTGCTCCGTTACGCTCAAAAATAATGTGCGTCCCAATAGGAAAAGCAACCGCTGAATCTTGCGGAAGTGTAACCGTCATCCCCGAACCATGAGTACACAAAATATAAGCGCCAGCATCAGTTAATGCAGGCGTACGTGTAGTCCCTGAATCCGTGATGACGTTTAGATATGTAGTCGTTGTGCCAGTTACTGTTAAAGCGTCAGTTATTTCTACGTCGCCATCAGCTACTTCAAGAGCATTCTGACCATTAGTGCCAGTAATAACAAGCTTCTCATCAGAAGCATCCCACAGCATGTTGTCGCCTGCGGTAGCCGAATAGAATGTTACGTCTACACCTGAGCCGTCCGTGCCGAAACCGACACTAGGCAACGTAGAAGACCACGCAGACCCAGAACCCGTACCCTGCAATATTGTGCCAGAAGTTGGATTTGAGTCAGTGATCCCCAGTTTCGTTTGCAAAGCAACAATCGCTAACGACAGATTCTTATGCAACAAATCATGTTCAACGTTCGTTGCATCTAAATCAGTAGAGTCCGCTGGCTGAGGGAACTCAACCGTTGCGCTAGGCGTTGCACTCGTATCGTCGAGTGTTGTTGGATAACCGGAGGTTGGAATTGCCATCAGTTACTCCTACGGGGTCAAGTCAAGCGTAAAGATTCCGCTTGCGTTCCAAGTAATTTTGAATGTTCCTGCCGTAGTAGAGAAATCCCCACCGAAATCAACAGCCCCAATCAACGGATCATTTGTCAACGAATCATCATAAATTACTGCGTAACGGGCAGCACTAATCGTGCTCCCAGTCCACTCAACATCCGCTGCGTCCCAAGTGATGGTCCCACCACTCGTAGCAAACGTGATAGAAGTCAACGACTTCCCACCTGCGCTATACCCAGTACCAGACACCTCGTTAGTCACATCAGACTTAATAGAATGAGTGCTGTAATTTGGTGTGTACGAGCTGGTCGTCAACATAACTTTGAAACGATCAGCAGTCGTATCATTAAAATCAATATTAAAGTTCGCTGTCTGCTCCAGGTTGTATTCCATCGGCAGGCAGTAAAGGCCACTAGCCACGTTTAGTTCCTCCGGTCCCAGTTATGGGTTTGGGCCGAATCGTGACATTCCCATCACTCGATGAACCGGCCATTACTTCTTACTCCGCTTTTTAGCACGCGCCTTCTTAGCCGCCATTTTACCTTTAGCGGTGTACGGGTACTTTTTTCCATTTACTTTAGGCATACACATTCCTCGCTTAAATGCAAGAATAGCAAAGAAATGGGGGAGCCGGGGAAAGGGGGAAACCCGACCCCCCCAAATCTTTTAGAAGCTAACTATCAGGTGTTAGCTCCAATGCTGGACGCAGTTTCGATGCGCTGCAAAGCAGCCTCACGGAAACGGCCATAACCAACAAGGTGATACCAGCCAACCGGGTTGAACCGGCGGAGAGTATCAGTGACTGGGCCGAAGACCACAGAAGGATCTTCACCGAAGCCAGGGGCTCGAGAGAACGCCTTGGCAAGCGCTTGACGACCACAGATCAAAGTCTGGTATACGTCAACAGCGCCTGAGCCGCCATCAGCGACCAGTCCTGCCCGTGGGTTCTCAATGAACTCGATGCCACCGAATACGCCGATGGAGCCGTTGCGAACAGCGGCGCTATCTTGACGGATTTGGAAAGCAATTACGTCAGTTACAGCGGTTTCGCTGCGAAGGTCATAAGCCACGTCAGGGTGAATCATGCCAATGTAGTTGCCGTTTTCAAAGCCAGGTGCGTTAGCTGAACGAAGTTCGGCTACAGCTTGACGGGCTTTGTCTGCGGTGATGATGTCAGTAGCAGTGATGGTGCCACGCGAAGTGCGAGTGCCACCATAAATGACATTGGTGCCGCCGTTAGCGACATCAGCCACAATCTTGTCAATCGAGTCAACCATGTTGTACCCGATAATGTTCGCAGCGTCAGCGTCTACGTTAAGGAACGAAGTGCCACGCAGTTTCGCTGTTGTGACTACAGCGTTACCGTACTCTGCAAGAGTTACAGTCACAGTGCTGTCACCGAGCTGTACTGCGGTAACGTCGGAAGCCTCAGTCAAAGCTGATGTTGCTTGCGCTAGATCGTTGTAAATGTTGAATTGCACTGCCGAGCCGTTGTGGCTTTGAGCAGTTGAACGCACATCCGCAACCATTTCAAACATAGGGTTTGAACGAAGAGCGAAATATGCTAGTTGTTGAAATGCCGTTGTATCCGAAGATACCTGACCGGTGCCTGTATAGGCCATGTTGTTAAGTCCTTAGATGAGGACTCCACATGGTTAAATCAGATTGCTGCGCCCCACATATAACCCTCTGACTCCATCAAAGCTCGAAGTTCCTCTGGGTTCTTCGTCGCCTGGATACGAGCATTCAGGTCGGCTTGTGACACCGGATCTCCACCTTCGCCAGCTACAGCGATGCGTTCCTCTGCGTTAAGAGTGTTTTGCATCATCGGTGATGTAGGAACAGACGCTTCCGCATTTGCACCCATGAACCCAGCGGCTTCCGCTTCTGCGCGAATAGCATCTGCATCCATTTCACCTTCGTAACCTTTCATAAAATATTGAGAACGTGGATCGTCAAGATCAATTCCGGCTGACCGGAAAGTGTCTTGACGCTGATACCCAGAAAGTTGACTTTCGGCTGCTGCTGCTCTCGCCTCAGCTTCCTTCACTCGATTCTCTAAGTCACGTCGCCAATTAGGTTTCGATTCGGTTGAACTGTCAGCACCTTCTTCACCGTAAGTGGAGTTGGAGTCTGTCATATGTCACTCACCTATCCTGTAGCGCATCTCGGCGGTGGTACCAAGATGGAGGGGTGTCAAACAGCTCGCCCCGCAGGGGCCGATCAACACTTACGACTATACAGAATGTTTTTGGTTTAATGCAACTATGTGGCTTCTCCGAAACCTGTAATTCCTTCAGAAGTTCTCAACAAGCTTCCTTGACGTTGGAAAGGAGCTAAACGTTCTTCACCTCTACGCCGCATTTGTGTAGAAGCTTCCATGTCAGTACCAAATTCGCCTTCAGCTAATACGTCTGCCGTTAGCCCTTCGCTACCTAAAAGATCTTCCAACATGCCTGCCCGTCGGCTTAAACGTTGCTCCACTTGGCTAGCCGCAATGTTTGAACTTTGCAGTCTTTCTGCCGCTGTTCGCCCTAAAGCTTCCCCAGTTGAACGCAGACTTGCTGCGGAAATACCGGCTGACTCGAGTTGAAGTTTCGCTTCAAAAATGTCTTTAGTTCGAACCGGATCTAAATAGTAGGCCAGCAAATCTGGTTCGTCTATGTTGTACAAATCTTTTAACTGTTGTTTCGTTGCGGCGTTTGCTTGACGTAACGCTGCTTCGCCTATACCTATTCTTGTTTGCAGCTCTGCTTCAGAAACGTCACCAACAATCCATTCAACAAAATCAATTGGTTCGTCGTAATAGATTGGGTCGATTCCGGCTTGACGCAAACTTGAACGGTACGCTCGACGCAAAGCTAAAGATTCTCCTTCGCTGATGCGGGGAAGACCAAGTGCTGCTCTGCGTTCCATTTCAGGGAACTGGGCTTTGTATTCGGGTGTTGTTCTCAACCATTGAGCAACCGATAAATCAGAGTCACCGTCAATAAGTCGTTGCATTACCCCGTCCATCAACGTTTCAGGTAACCCAAGTTCCACAACAAACAAGTTACGCAAAGTGTCGTAAGCACTTTCCCTGTCTTCTAGCTTTTCTGTTTCTCTTCGCTGTTCCTCTAAATATGTTCTCTGAGTATTTTGTTGTTGTAAACGTTGCAGTTCTCTAAGAACAGGATTGTCGAGGTCAAGTCGAGTGTTTTGTTGTTGGGCTCCATCTGTCTGTTCAGATAACAACGCTTCAAGTCGAGCAATTTCTTGTTGAGCTGAAAGCAAAGCGTCTTCTTCGGACGACGTTTGTTCAATTTCTTCAGACAATGTTTGTTCAGCAGTTGCCAGTTCGTCAACTTGTTCTTGCAGCGGACTGCCCTGGTAAAATTCAGGATCTATAAAAGCCATTACGCTACTACTCCCATAATTTTGCCAATGTTATTAACCATACGTCGAGCAGATTCATCAGCGTTTTTCGTGTACTGCCATTCAGGTAACTGCCGCACATACCGTTGCGTTTCGTAAAGACTTAACGGGCCTTTCCCGGCTTCAGGAAACATGATCGCTTGGAACCGAGGATCATTCATCAAATCCACTCCGTCAGTTGACACTTCAAGCAACTGGCTAATTTTTTCTTTATACGGACTGAAATACGTTTTCGGTGTTATACCTTGATCTATTAAACCAGAAAGCGTAGGAAACATTCCTTTAGCCTGTTCCCTATACATCGCTTCCAACGACTCAGTCGTTTCGTCGCCTTCGTATATATCGAACGCAAGATCGTTCGCTGCTGATTCCCCAATAGGAATGTAATATTTAGCTGCTGTATCCAACACTGTTTGACGGTTAGCTAAAATCTTGCCTCGCTTAAAGTCACTGGCTTCATAAGTGTTTAACCCAACAAGGGCTCGTCTACGATCTGCGTCTGACCACCCATACATGCTTGCTTCGTAAGCAAGATTGTTTAACAATTCTGGGTCGTCTTCTATCCAGTTGAAACCAATCATTTTGGCTTCTTTAAGAATCGCATCGCGTTGGGTAGAAATCAGTTCGTCTTTACCGGCTGGTCCTTCAGCGAAATAATCCATTTGGAACTGTCGGCTAAACGGACCAGTGCTTTGAAACCAAGGAACAGATCGAAGCGCTTCCAAAATTTGGATGTCTGACATCTCTGGGTTTGCGATAAGCCACTCAATAACGTTGATGTCGCCTTCACCGTCACCGT